TTGCACAAGATACTGATGTTGAGTATGTTTATGTTAATGTACCAAAAGCAAAACCTTCTCAAATTATTATTCCTCACAAAAAACTTTATAGTTATACTAAAGAATATCTTTCATCTGAAAGATATGGTGATCATGCAGTTGAAAAAATTGATCGCATTACAAGAGAAATGCTTAAAGATTTCAAAACCAAGAATGTTAAAACAGTTGACTTTCTTGTTAAAGAATTTGAAATGAAGAAACGGGCTGATGAATACAAGCGAACCGCCACTGCAAATACTGGTGTGCTTGATATGTCATCGATTTATTCTTACAAATACAATGATCAACTTTTCAAAAAAGTTGCTACAGTAACTTCTGGTAAGAATCATGGTTTAGTTTTGTTCATTGACTGGTCTGGTTCGATGAATGCAAACATGGCTGGTACAATTGATCAACTTCTCAATTTAGTTATGTTCTGCAAAAAAGTAAATATTCCTTTTGAGGTTTATGCTTTTTCTGATCGTAATCATGAACAAATGATGCCACGTGTACCAGGAATGAAAGATTATTCTGAAAATGATAAAATCTTTTTCTTGGTCGTGAATTAAGTTTGCTGAATCTTTTTAGTAACACTATGTCAACGGCAGAATACAATTATGCTATGCAGATGATGATGTTTCTAAAAGTCAGATATGACAATGAAATGTGGTGGAAAATGGGATACATGAGAACACCAAAGTGGTTTGATCTTGGTGGTACACCTCTTGATGATTGTATCATCACCGCTCTTGAATTGGTACCAGAATTTCAAAGAAAGAATCGTGTTCAAATTGTCAATACTGTATTTTTGACAGATGGTGAATCTCATAATAATTCAGAAAGATGGGTTACTGATGAGATGGGAAATAAAAAACTTGAATACTTTTCATTGAATAGTAAGTATACTTTCTTAGTTGATCCTGTTACAAAAAAACAATATCGTAATACTGGCTATACTAGAAGTTGGCAGACTGGTGCTTACTTTCAAATGCTAAGAGACAGACTTGGCGTGAATGTAATCGGTTTCTATCTGATAGGCCGTAGATTCAATAACTACAGTAGGTTTCTTGCGAGTGATCTAAAAATTCCTGTTGAAGATATTCAATCTTCTTGGAGAAAAGAAAAATCTTTTATCGCAAAAGATTTCAATGGTTACAATGAACTATACTACATAAAAGATGGTGTAGATTTGAAAACAGATAATGATACGTTTAAAGTGAAAGAAGATGCTACCAAAGGTCAATTGACTTCAGCATTCAAAAAATTCAATCGTAAAAAATTATCTAATCGAATCGTTCTCAAAACATTTGCGGAGATGATTGTATAATGAAATATAATGAAAGTGAAATTCTAAAACATCTTGAAGAATATATTGATGGTACGTATTCGCAACATTACACAAATGGAGATTTTCAGATTCAAGATCTATTTGAGGAGATTGGAATTGCTGAAGAATTTTGTCGTGGTGCGGCTATCAAATATTTGATCCGTTTTGGAAAGAAAAATGGAAAGAATAGTTTGGATTTGCTGAAAGCAATGCACTACATGGTCTTGATGTTTCACTATTGCGGTTTCGATAAAACTTTGGAAGAAACCAAAAAAAGTGTTGACATTAAGGTATAAATTAGGTACTATATAAGTGTTGGTTGATTTGATAACTTTTCTCTAATGAGGTCATATGAATAAAAACCAAAAAGCACTCATTCAAGCAATCGTTGATGCAGGTCATGTTGATGAGATTTCTCGTCCTGATCTTAAGGCCATTGGCCGACAACTTGGTGTGAGTACCGCATGGTTACAGAAACGTGATGAACTAAAAATTAGTCGTGGTGTATATCGTATACCTACATTAGATGGTAGCAGGTCTATGCCTGTTCAACCACAAGTTGAATCAAATGATTCAAAAGTGATAGATCTACCTGTATCAAATGAGAATTACATACCAGAATCAGATCCTCATTTTGTACGTTTTGGTCATTGTAAAGATGTTGAATCAATTGTTAAATCAAGAATTTTTTACCCGACCTTTGTAACTGGTCTGTCTGGTAATGGTAAGACATTCATGATTGAACAAACTGCCTCAAGGCTGAATCGTGAATTGTTCCGTGTGAACATTACTATTGAGACTGATGAAGATGATCTTCTCGGTCACTATCTTTTGAAAGATGGTGAGACTGTTTGGCAAGATGGTCCAGTCATTCAAGCAATGCAGAGAGGTGCTATTCTTTTGCTTGATGAAGTTGACCTTGCTTCAAACAAAATCATGTGTTTGCAACCTGTTCTTGAGGGTAAAGGTATTTTCGTAAAGAAAATCAATCGTTGGGTAAGACCAACCAAAGGTTTCAATATCTTTGCCACTGCAAATACTAAAGGTAAAGGTTCAGACGATGGTCGATTCATTGGTACCAACATTCTCAATGAAGCCTTTCTTGAGAGGTTTGCTATCACAATGGAACAAGAATATCCTACTGTGGCCACTGAGAAAAAGATCCTCAGTTCCATTCTTGATTCATTAAATGTGTCTAATGATGAGTTTGTTGACAAACTTACCAACTGGGCCGACATTATTCGTAAAACATTTTACGATGGTGGTGTTGATGAGATTATTGCAACCCGCCGACTGGTTCACATTTGTAATGCATACGCCATCTTCGGTGATAAGATGAAAGCAATCCAGATGTGTGTCAATCGTTTCGATGAAGAAACAAAATCGGCATTTCTTGATCTTTACAGTAAAGTTGATGCTGAAGTTACTAACCCTAATGACCCTGTTGAAGGAGGTGAATCAGAAGCAGAGTCAAAAGAAATTCCGTTTTAATTGACACCATAAATAGAGGATAGAGTCATGTTGTGATCCTATCCTCTATTTTTTTATTTTCTCGTGGAGTTATTATGCAAATTGAAGTTAAAGTTGAAGAACTAAGAAAAAGAAAAATTTTTGTAGCCACGCCAATGTATGGCGGAAATTGTGCGGGAATGTATTCCAAAGCATGTATTGATTTGGCTACCATGTGTGCTAATTATGGCGTAGAGTGTAGATTCTTTTTTATATTCAATGAATCACTTATTACAAGAGCAAGAAACTATCTTGTAGATGAGTTTTTGAGAGCGGAAGAATTTACTCATCTGATGTTTATCGATTCCGATATTCATTTTGATCCTAGAGATGTTTTATCATTAGCAATGTTATGTGACGATGATCATCCTGTTATTGGTGGGCCATACGGCAAGAAATGTATTGCTTGGGAAAAGATTGTACAAGCGGTCGATTGTGGTGTTGCTGATAAAGATCCTAATGAACTACAGAAGTTTGTTGGTGATTTTGTTTTTAATCCAGTCGCAGGAACTAAAGAATTAAAAATTAATGAACCATGTGAAGTTCTTGAAATTGGTACAGGTTTCATGATGGTTAAACGTGATGTCTTTACGAAATGGAAAGATGCTTATCCAGAATTTAATTACAAGCCAGATCATAATAGATCCGAAATGTTTAAAGGTGACAGATATATTCATGCATATTTTGATACTGTAATTGACAATGACAAGTACATGCCCATGGGTTCATCAAATCAGTCAGATAGATATCTTTCTGAAGATTATGCTTTCTGTCAACTAGCAAGACATATTGGAATCAAAATTTATTTGTGTCCTTGGATGAGACTTGGACATATTGGCACGTATGTTTTTGATGGTACAATGGCAGATCTAGGTAGAATTGATGCATCAAATGCTATGGCCGCACAACATATGGAACAATCTCAAAAATTGAGACAAGCAAGAATGCAAGTTGAAGCAGATGCTTTAGCAGTAAAAGAGATTGAACATATACAAAAGAAAAAGACAACCAGACAAGAACGAAGAAAGGCAATGAGAGATAAGAAAAAGAGGAAGCGTTGACAAAAATTTTTTTTTGTGGTATACTATTTGAAATAATTAAATCATGGAGTTATTATGAAATTAAGTGACAAGACCCTTACTATTCTGAAAAATTTTGCAGGTATCAATACAGGTATCTTCTTTCAGACTGGTAAAATAATTAAGACAGTTGCACCAACAAAATCAATATTGGCAACCGCAAATATCGATGAGGAGTTTCCTACTGATTTTGGT